TGCGATTAGACGGGACCGTCTGGACCACCGACAAAGCTACTATGTGGTGTGGGGTGAATCCCAAACCCGATGGGCCTGGGAGAATTCTGTCATGAATTGTTCTGGAACCGTTGGGAGGTATCGTTTTAAGCATGTGTCAATTGATTGAGGATCCACGAAGGAACGCCAACTTCGTGTGAGAACGTCTAGCGCCTGGCCAGGTCGATGGTGTCTTAGATGTTGGGCTACTGTTTTCCAATTGACTGCATTAGCTTTCACGTAGGTCTTCACGTTACCCCTAGATATCTCGCGGATGACATTCAGCGGACCATGATGGTCATCGATGATTCCTTTTGCTTCGGTAGTCCGGGCTTGTACTGATTTTCGTACCTGCTTAGTGCTGCGAATCGTCGGAATGTCACTGCGTTGGTGAGACTTCATTCGGTGGCTGAGTTCCAATTCTGCTCGGAATTGTGATAACACAGTTTCCACTGGTATCCCAGTTGAAGTCGAGGGTAGGTTGCGGAGAGCTTCGCGAGCTTTTGATATGGTGGGATCCGAATGCTTCTTGTCCAGTTGGGTAGGCCCAAAAAGAGCATAGCGTATTACGGCTGTGGCATCAATTTTGCCACTCGCAGTACCACCTTGACGAAACTCTCCTGCGATGTGTGGAAGACCTTTTCGAGAGCTTTTAATGGTTCGTCGTATGCATTCCCGAATGGGAGGGACTACCGTCCTATCGTGTAGCGCTGCTTGCAGCGCGTCTATGGCCAAAAGACCACGTTTTGCATCGACTTTGAAAGAACCACATGCTTCTCCGATACGTAACTGAGGTGAACATACTGCTGTCTGTTTGCTGGTCCGTTCTACGAATCGTTCGCAAAACACCCCGTAGTTAGGGGAGATGAACGATTTCTTCTTGTTGAGTACCAGCCCCAGATGTTCGACAGTACTGTTGTAGATCTCTATCTGCTTCTGTGTCCAAAGTCCGATAAGGTCGTCGCCACATACCTGGAAACTCCGGAAGTTGCAACGTGCACGATGTGCAGCAAATCCGTTGAGTACGCATAGGACTGACCAACCCGGTCCGAGTCCCATCATTGCGCCACAGGTTACTGGCTTGTCGGTTCCATCTAGTGTGAAGGGTCGGATTACCGTTTCGATAGCATCAGACCACCAGAATGGTGCTCCGATCGCTTTTCCGATCTCCTCCAATACGAACTTGGACAAATCTACAGAAATAGGATCAGTTGATTTTGCGAAGTCGACCGAATAAAGTTTGCTTCCTTCTTTGCCTCGTAAATGCACTGGTTCGTTAAACAGGATATTACGAGTATAGGGGAGTCGTTTGGTGTGAGGCATGATGACCGAGGTCATCGCACGCGCCACCCAAATTACATCCGCTTCATTGAGGGTCGCAACTCTTATCTTGCCGTCAGGAGTGACAATAGGCATCAGGCGACATCTTGATTCGTCATTATGTCGGTTCATTAGAGCCCGTTGGAATTTGCCGGCAAGATGGGTCTTCGCTAACTTACCATACCTCTCGCGTAGGTCTTCGAGCTGGGAGATGAGTAGGGAGTCGGAGAGAAGTATCTGATTGAACTTCTCATCGTAGGGTTCTGGGATTCCAATACCCACTTCCCTTATAACCTTAGTATCCGTACTTTGGTTTTCTTCCATATCATCTGCCCAATCAGCTCGTTTAGTTACTATACGCGCCCTCTCTGCTCCTTCAGTCGTAATTCGACGTTCCTCCTCGAAGAACGCTCTTTGTAGGTGAAGGTCATCGAAGGGCTCAC